GATGTCGGTTGAGGTGTTTGATGTGCGGACTGGTGAGAGAACAGATGTGATTGAGCTAACTGAAGGTCAGGCGTGGACGTTCCATGAAGGTGGGACGAGGGATTATCTCCACCGAATTACGCGCAGGTAGTGTGATGGCATATCCAATGCAGACCCAGGTATTCTCGGTGTTCCTGGGCACCCAGGAGGGGATTCATTCTGTCGCGCTGCCGGCGATTTATTCGTCCAGCGGCAGCCGGAACCTCTGGATTGATAAGCTCGGACGCGCCAAGAAGATTCTGGGCTATAGCAAGCAAAATAGTTCGGCCGTCACGACCAATACGGGCGGGAGTGCTACACGTCTGCGGTCACTTCGGGCCTATCGGCAGACTGGCGCGAGTTTTACCCGACAACTACTTGGGGCCTTTGACGACGGCACCAATGAATTTGAACTGTGGTACAGCACGAATGATGGAGCGGCGTGGACCTTTATTGCTGATCTCAGCACCGGATCGGTGGGACGGATTCCTGATTTCGCGCAGGTGGACAACAACCTGTTCTTTACAGACGGGGTGGTAGCGCCACGAGTCTGGAACGGCTCCTCTCTGGCGACGGCTGGTGCCAGTGGGAAGTCTCCGACCATCACGGCAGTGGTCAATACGTCGGCTGGACAGCTCAACGGGTCCTATACGTGGAAGATGGTCAGTGTGGACGCAGCAGAAACCCGATCGGCGGGGTCTGTGACCTCTAACGTGATTCAACTCCAGGATGAACAGGCCAATCTGTCATGGACCGCCGACTCGGATACCGACATCACGGGCTATGAGCTGTATCGCACGACCGGGACCGGTACGAACTATTACTTTGTGACGTTCATCGATGGACGCACGACTACCAGCTATACAGACAATGCATCGGATCTGGATATTCTTGAACATCGACTTCTGGAGGAGCATGGCGATGCCCCAGCGACCGGCACATACTTCTGCGAACCCCACAAGCAGCGACTCTGGTGGGGACGCACCGACACCAATCCTCGGCGTGTCTTTTGGTCCGATCCAGGGAAGCCCGATCAGGTGGGAGCGAATAACTACCTCGATTTCACTGATCAAAGCTCCGTCGGGGACCTCATTACCGGGATCGTGGGGGACTTCGAAGGTATGTTGGTCGTGTTCCTTGAACGATCCATCTGGACCGTCAGCGGCACCGGACAGATAGTCTCAGACATCATGGACTGGGTGCGTACCAAGTCCAATGCGCTTATTGGGGCCGTCTCGCACCGGTCGATTGTCCAGGTACCGGCTGGGGCGGTCTATACCGATGCGTCCGGGAACCAGATTACGACGCCACGGGTGATGCAGGCATATTTCACACCCATGGGCGATATCCGCCTCTTTGACGGGAATAACGACACCATTATCAGCACTCCGGTCAAGGAAACCCTCAAGACCTTCCTGTATGCCCAGATCAAGAAGATTCACGCCATACATGACATTGAAAACGGGCATATCGTCTGGTTCTGGCCTGGTCCGACGGCCTCCGGTGATGATGCCGAATGTAATCAGGCCGTGGTCTGGAACTATCGGTGGGGTGTCTGGTATGTCTGGCCCGATATGCCGATGTCGGCCTCCACGACAGTCGAAACGTCGAGCGATACACAGGTGATCCTGACGGGTGAGGCTCAGACCTCGAAAGGCGGCTTCTGCTACCAATTCTTCAATGGGGACAGCTTTGACGGATCGAATATCCCGTCACGCTGGATGACGAAGGTGATTTATGGGACCGACAATTCGTGGGATGTTCGGGCTCCGCAGCAGCTCATGGCCTACACGAAGCGGTATCGCTGGCTCGACATCATCGCGGAAGCTAATTCCGATGTCACGCTCACAGTTGAATGGATGTCAGGAGGGGCTTCTGATGAGGCGGTCGGGCGTGGGAGCGCCACAAAGTCGATCGAACCCCTGGGGCTCCAGTTGATCACTTCTGATGGGAACGGGATCGATACGTCTGAGAGCAGCAACATCACGGTGCCCTTCGATAGTGTGCAGCGCATTATCAACATGGAAAGCAGTACCGGGGACTTCATTCAGGATGTGGGATGTCGGATTCGGATCAGCGACGACGCACAGAATGGGAGCTGGAGTCTCGAAGGGATGACGCTGGGCTATCAGGTGTTGCCAGGCGCGACGAGGAGGTTGCAGTAATGGCGGAACAATGGATTCAGAAGATGAAGGACGGGTCGAATTTCAAGGCTGGGGCCTTCTCCGGGCAGGCAAAGCGTGCAGGGAAAAGCACGTCTCAGTTTGCGCGTGATGTGCTGAAACCTGGGTCTGGAGCAACCGCTACCACGAGACGGCGTGCTCACCTTGCTCAGACATTCGGGAAACTGCGACGGCGGAAAGCGTAGGATACCTTATTGTGAAGCGGGCGCAACGGTCGCTCCCCTTGGCGGTGCCCGCATGAGCGAACAGATCCTGCGCGCCTCGGGACTAGAAGGTTAATGCCGTATACCAACGAACTGCTCCCGTTTACCGGCGCGCTGGGGCTTACAGTTTCCACGTCGTATGAAGCCGCCGAGAAGATGGCAGGCAAGGCGGGGACCAAGCGCCGGAACGTGCTGGTCGCTCTCGGCCACCACCCGAAAGGGCTGACCGACAAGGAACTCCAAGCCCTGTTACGCATGGGCGGCAGCACAGAGCGCCCACGGCGCATCGAGCTGCATCAGGCAAAATTGATCCACGCCAGCGGCGACCGTTATGTGCAGGAACACGGCAGGTAGTGTGGTCGTTGACCGCGCTCGGGGAAATAGTGATGGAGGGAGGCTGTGTGGAAGCATGAGCGATCCGATCCTGGCAGTGGAGTCAGACATAGATCCTCTCTGGATTCCGTGTCGGTCGTGCGATGAATACTGGTGCGTCAAGCATGAGAAGCACGTCTTCGAGTGCGACTGTCCCCCCATAGAGGAGTGGGTCGAGAAGGGGACGAACCCGTATGGCTAGGTCGAATATTCCTCTTGATTTCCCGACGCCAGACTTTGCGCGGATACGGGAGGAATCTGGCTCCGTCACGGAACGGGCGATGCGGTCCCTCTACTTCTCGGCTCTTGACACGCGCCGTCGATTGCGACGGATTCAACAGGAGCTTGCATGGAAAAGCACCCCGTTTCTGGCAGGGAATTTCACCGCCAACACGGGCACATGGACCGTCGCCAGCGCCGACCAGAAGCAGTACGACTTTATCAAAATCGGCCAGTTCCTGGTGGTGAACTTCTTTCTGGAGGATACGACGACCTCCTCCAGCATGGGCAATCAACTCCAGATCCAGCTCCCGAAGGGGATGTCCGCGTCTGCAACGACCTACACGGGGCCGCTGACGATCAAGGGATCGGTCGATACGGAAGGCTACATCACCACCGGAGGCACGGATAAGCTCTATTGTTTCCGCACCGATCATGCGGCCTGGCCGTCCAGTATTACGGACAATGTCGACCTCCGTGGCATGATCACCCTCGCGGTGACTGGGTGATATACTGACGATGGGAAACGGAAACGGTCACGCTGCTGACATTCGGCTTCGGAACTACACGATCGGCGATCCCCCTCGCGTCATGGGCTGGTATGATGCGGATCGTAATGGGTTTGAGTTATTTATGGGAATGCCCATCCCTGATAGTGTGGCGCTGTCGATGTCGATGAATTTGCTCCTCCAGGATGCCAGGAACCAGCAGTCCGTCTTTCAAATGATTGATCGAGGCAGTGAGACGATTGGGTTTACGGCACTGACGAACATCACGCCAGATCGGACGTTTGGTCAGCCACATCTTTATATTGCCCCGTCTTATCGCCGGTACAGTATCGCGTCGGCTCACGCATCCGAACGCTATGCCAAGACGCTGGGGCTCAAGAATTTCATTATCACGGTCGAAACTACCAATCCGCGTGGGATGGCGATTGCCAAGCGCCTTCACTACATCGAGGTACCACGACGGACGTTTACAAAGGAGTTGACGTAATGGGTAGTGCAGCAGTTCCGATTGCAGCGGCAGGGCTAGGTGGGCTTGGGAGCTATCTGTCAGGGGCGCGGCCTGAATCGGCTAAAATTGAAGGTTACGGAGGAGTACAGTTTCCAGGGCTCAATCCGCAGCGGATCTTCAAGGGTGCGTTGGGGGATCTGGGACGGATGGGGGCTCTCGCCACGCAGTATGCCGCTACTCCGGTCTCGATGCCGAGTTCCTATGTGCAGCCACTCCCGATGTTCAAGGGGGCTGGTCCCGTTGATGTGTTTGCTGGTGGGATTGACCCGGCGCTTCCTCGCCCAGAACTGCAGTTTCGGAGTGGTGTCGATTGGGGGGATAGTCCACTAAGTATTCCGTTTACCCAAACAGGGGCTGGATTGGAGGATGTCTCTCAGTTGAACTCCGATCAGGATGTTATTGCTGGTGAAGTTTCCAGAGGTGGGCAGGAATTTATGCGCGGTGCGGTTCAGCAACCAGCACCAGCGCCAGCTTTCGGGGGTGCTCATTCGGGGTTGAAAGAGATGCAGCAGGCATTATCGTTACTAAGACCTGGAGCTGATGCTCCTGGCGAGTTTAGCGAGTTTCTCTTTACCGGCGCGTCTGGGCCACGGGGACTAGCGGCAGCCGTCCCTGAACGCCTCTGGGGGTCAAAAGACTCTCCTATGTATGATCTAGAGAAAATGCAGCGAACGATTTATGGGCAGGCCGGATATCCGACAACAGGAACTGGTGGAGTATTCCCAGCGTCTCCCAAGAAGAGCGGGAAGAATACGTAGGGAAGTGAGCGAATCGTATGCCAAAAAAAGCTCCGTGGTTTGAAACGCAAACGGGTGCCGTGGAAGGCCTTGAACCATGGGGTGATACGGGTGACTGGTCAGACTATGGGGCTGCTGGTGCATGGGGAGGGACTGCCGAGACCAATCCATGGCTGATTCCAGGACCCATAGGCGATTATGGTGAGTACTCCTTGGGGTATGAGGGCACAGGGGTTCCTGGTCCCGGTCTGGGACCTGACGGGCTCATGCCCTTCAATCTTGAGGATCTTGGGGAGACTTCGTCAGGACTTAGTGACATCCTTGAAGGTTCTGACTACAGCCTACAATTCGATCCGCTCGCCACGGCGAGGAGAAGTTGGCGTCCGACGTATGGGATCGAAGGCCCTGAAGGCGATACTGGTTACCATATTTCTCGCGGCGGTGGTGGCGAGACTCTGTTGGAGGAGCAGTACGCAGGCTTTCCGTGGGTAGGTTATCAGGATCCAAACGAAAGACCTGGTGTAAATGAAGACGAAGTAGCTTGCATAGCAAGGGGTGGGTCGTGGAATGGTATTGACTGCGATATGCCACCAGCTCCACCCGAGCCACCAGCTCCACCCACGCCCCCAACCACATCTATAGACGATCTTAGACTACAGTGCGAATTGGCTGGAGGGACGTGGACCAGTAGTGGTTGCACCTTTCCAGGAGTGGAACCCACAATAAATACAAGCAATATTCCTCCTACCGGGCCTGCTCCTGGGGCAATGGACCCGAATCTGCTCAAGTATCCTGGATCGGAGATGCTGGACTTTCTGGGACAGATTCCGTACTCATCGACCAGTGCTCCGCTGACTCCAGGACCTTATCAGGATATTTTTACCCAGGAAGTGGCAGCCGATCCACTCTCACGGAAGGCTAATCTAGCCCTAGAAGATCTGATTCATCGTGGGGGTGTCGTGGCCACGCCGTTTACCTCTGAGACTGAAGGGGCTATTAAAAACATTATTCAACGTGAAGGGCAATTACTTCCTACCGAAGCGGAGGCAACGGTCTTCAAGAACCTCAGTGATGCAGTGCAGAATTGGGGCGAAGCCCCTCTGACCACCACTGAAGCGGCGTCTCAGGGCGTCATTAAGGATCTTCTGGCGAGCGGTGGGGTCTTACCACAGGATCAGGCCAGGCAGGCGATGGCTATCGAAGCGGCCCGATCTCCACTGGATCGTCTCCGGGCCGCACAGCTCTCTCAGGGACAAGCCGCACTCGCAGACCGGGGATTACTTGGGCAGGGACCGGAAGTCGATTACATGGAGCGGCTGGAGACACAGCTGGCTCCGATGTATACCGAGGCCGCTCAGCAGATTGCGCTTGAAGAAGGGGAACGGTCTGATGCCCGGTATCGGCAGGCGCTCGATCAACTCAACCAGCAAGCGATGACCCAGCGACTCTCGACGGATCAGCGGTTCGCGCAGGCACGGTCGCTTCAGACCGACATTGCGCTGGATCGGGCGCAGCGGCAGGATTCCCGGCTCCAGACCGCGATTCAGCAGGCCGCCAACCTCACGGTTGAGCAGAGCCGGAACCTGGTGAACTCGATCAATGCCCTCACAGGAGTCCAGCAGATGCGGACCGACGCCGCGCTGGAAGTACTGGATCGCAACATGGAGTGGAATAAGTTCCTCGCCGAATACGGCCTCGAACGCGACAGGACGATGGCCGAACTCCAGCAGGGGCGGTACGAGTTCCTGCTTCCGTTACTTCAAGAGTACTTCAAGGCTGCGGCAATGGCTGCCGAAGGCTATGTGAGTGGTACTAGGGAGGGATAATAATCATGCCATTTAATCCGTATACCGGCACGCCAGGCGGTCCAGGGGCACCTGTAGCCCCGCAGCGTCAGGGAGCGCCCCAGGCACGGCCAATGTTTGGGAACATCGGGGGTGCGCCTACACAAGCACGCACAACGCGGCGGAGACCGATGGGGCCACGGCCGCAGGGACCGCCTGGGGTCCAACGACGTGGGGTCGCTCCGTTGCCTGATACCCGGTTGGCCGCTCCGGCACAGACGCCTGGACCGTGGGGAGGGGGCGACCCGCCCATGAGTCCGGCGATGGCTCGGTTGATTGGGAATGGAGGGTATCGCCGTGGCTAGCGTGCGTCGAAAGTCACTGATGGAGGCCCAGCAGGGGGGACGTACTGGGAGGCAGGGCGTTGGGGATTTCCTTCTCGGGTTTTCCAAGGGTCTAGAGCCCCAAGAGA